TAATTTGGATTGCATAGACATAGTAGTATTTGATTCAGGAACACTTATATATGTTCCTGAATTATCAGACAATGAAGAAGATGCAGAAGAATTTCCAGACTGGAGATATGACGATGACGAAGAGGATGATGAATAATGAAGCCGACACGATATGGAGCTGTTGTAAAAATTGGAGCTACAGATTATTCAGAACAGTTAGAGAGTTTTAGTTATACAGATGAAGCGGATGGATCAAGCGATTCTGTATCAATTACGCTTAGTGATATTAGTGGAAAATGGCATAATTCAAAAATGCCAAAAGCTGCATCGAGAGTTATTGCAAAAATAAAAAAGACTGGAGAAAATACAAAAACGTATCCATGCGGAACTTTTCATTTAGATCAAATAGAATTTACTGGCTATCCGTCAAGTGCAACTTTTTCGGCGGTGTCTGATCCTGTTAGTTATGCGTTTAAAACAGCGCAACGCAATAGAACATGGAAACACACTACTTTTTTACAAATCTGCAAGGATATATCAAAAACATACAAAAGTTTAAAAGTAGTGTATGATGCTCCGGTAATTCCAATCGCCGCATTGGAACAGTCTAAACAGACAGATAGCTCTTTACTAAAAAGCCTGGCAGAAAAATATGGTTGTGGAGTAAAAATATATGCAAATAAAATTGTTGTATACAGTATTGAGCGTTACGAGAACAAAAAAGCTGTGAAAACAATAAATGTTAGTCAAATGGAGCCAGGATGGACTTGGCAATCTACAATAAACGGCAATTATACAGGAGTTAAATTGACATACAAAAAAACAAATGGCAAAAAAATAGAAACGATGCATGGCAGTACAAAGCGATTACTAAGGCTAACAGAAAAGGCAGATAGTAAAGCGGATGCTGTAAGAATTGCGCTGGCTAGAGTAAATAAAGAAAATGCAGATACTACCACATTACGTTTTACGTTGCGTTCTCCGGATTTTGTATCAGCAACATCAACCATAAACATTACTGGTCTAGCAAAGCTGAACGGAAAATATTTCGTTACAAGAGTCCGCCACACGATTTCGAATGGATACAAAGTTCAAATCGAATGCAGAAAAATAGGAAAAAGGATAAGGTGATTTTTATGCTGCGAATTGGAGAAGTTTCAAGTGTAAATAAAAAAGAAGGAACTATAAGGGTACTGTATTCTGACATGGATGAAAGCGTAAGTGGAGATATTATGTGTCTTGAAAAAATAGGAGTGCCAAAAGTAGAAGATACTGTTGCTGTTCTCTGTGACGAGGACGGAGAAGGCGTTTGCTTAGGAAAAATTTATGAATCGGGTGTTTAAAATGGCAAAAAAAAGCGAAAAGAAAAGCACTAAAAAAAAGGGGACAAAACTTGGAAAATTAAGAAAAGTAAAAAGCACTAAAAAAAAAGGGAAAATCAAAAATTTTGATTCCAAAAAGAAAACAAAAACTGCAACAAGGACAATAAAGTTACCTACAGATTTTCTAGGGAGGATTGGAAACTTTGGCAAAACAATTACTTTTGTTGTAAGCGAAAAAGAAACACTAACATTTTCTGAAATGAATAGAAGTGTAGCTGCCAGATGGACAACACATCCAGCAATCAAAAAACGAGAAAAAACAGAATTTCTTGGGCCAGACCTAGCAAAAATCACGATGAATGTGATGCTTGATTATTCACTGGGCGTAAAACCGAGAAGTGTAATATCAAAATTGGAAAAGGCTGTATGCAGCGGAACTGTAGAAAATTTGGTAATAGGTGGCAAAAAAATAGGAGTAAACAAATATAGAATAACTGATCTTTCAGAAAGTTGGGATACAATTATTCGCAATGGCGGGTTATATCGAGCGACAGTAACAGTTACATTTGAAGAATATGTTGAATAGAGGTGATTGAATGAATATACAATTAAATCGTGCTGTAATCGAAAGTGAGACACATATAAGCAGCGAGATTTTAAGATGTTTAAATTGCCTATATTCTACAATCGAAGGGACATGCGCTCTTGATAGAGATTTTGGGCTATCGATTGAATGTGTTGATCAGCCGCTTCCTATTGCAAAAAATTTATATGCTTTAGATGTTACTGAAAAAACAGAAAAATACGAGAGTAGAGTAAGTGTAAAAGAAGTAACCTTTGAAGCAGTGAAAGAAAAATTGATTCCGCATATAAAAATTGAGTTAAAGGATGATGACGACGAATGATTGCTGAATTAGAAAATCTACAAGATGTTACATTTGTTGATGATTGCGAAGTGAATGATATTCTTGAGCAAATGATACAAGATTTCCAGGCAAAATATGAAGAGGTTACAGGCGATAGCATAACGTTAGCTAAATCAGATCCGTACAGAATCATATTACAAGCTTGCAGTTTGCAACAATATCAAATGTTAAAATTCCTCGATGAAATGGGTAAACAAAATTTGCTGAAATATGCAGAAGGAGTTTTTTTAGATCAAATCGGTGCCTTGCGAGGCGTAAAAAGGTTACAAGGCAGTAAAGCAATAACAACGATACGTTTTAATTTGGAAGAGGCGAGAGAAGATGTTACTGCAATTCCAAAAGGAGTTAGAGTAGCGGCGGAAGATGTATATTTTGAAACAACTGAATATGCAGAAATAGAACCAGGAAACACATATGTAGATGTTTTGTCAATGTGTACAGAAATTGGTACGGATGGAAATGGTTTTGGGGCTGGAGAAGTAAATGCTATCGTTGATTCGGTAGCATTTATTGCATCTGCGGTAAATTTAACGAAAACAGAAGGCGGAGAAGACATAGAAAGCGATGAAAATTTTTCAGACAGAATTTACTTAGCAACGGCAGGATATAGCGTAGCAGGACCGGCGGATGCATATAAATATTTTGTAAAAGAATCAGACGCTGCAATTTCGGATGTATCTGTAACATCCACAGAGCCTGGAACCGTTGATATACGTTTTATAATGAATGGTGGCTTACTACCGACAAAAGAAATAACTGAAGCAGTGACAGAGTACATAAGTGACAAAAATAGAAGGCCACTAACAGACAATGTGAAAGTTGCCTCGCCTGAAATTGTAACATATGACATTAATTTGAAATATTGGATTGCTGAAGACAAAAGAAACATAGCATCGGCAATACAAGAGCAAATACAGACTGCAATACAAGAGTACATAGATTGGCAAAATTCGGCGATTGGCAGAGATGTAAACCCGTCCGAACTAACATACAGAGTTATGAAAGCTGGAGCAAAAAGAGTAGAGATAACGGCACCTGTTTTTACAGAAGTCGGCGAAACTAGCGTAGCACAAAATACAAGTAAAACTGCATTATACGGAGGCGTTGAAAATGGTTAAATTGCAAGATTCCACAATAGATAAACTTGTACCAGAATGGCAATCTGATTTACCGGAGGTACAAGCGATAGGATATGCATTAAGTCAATCAAACCAAAGAATTTTAAATTTAATAAATCAGTCGATGGTATATGCTGGAATTGATAATTTGCAAGAAAAAATCTTGGATGTACTTGCGGTAGAATTAAGAGCACAATTTTATGATGAAAAAATGGAATTATCTAAAAAACGCGAAATTATAAAAAATACACTTTATTTGCATGGCAAAGCTGGAACGGTTTCTGCCGTTGAAGAAATGGTTGAATACGTGTTTGGTGGCGGAAAAGTAACAGAATGGTTTGACTATGAAGGAGAGCCTTTTCATTTTAAAGTTAGCACAACGGAAATTTTGTCAGGAGAAAAAAATGAGATGTTTACAAAATTGATAAAATCCATGAAAAATGCAAGATCACATCTTGATTCCATAATAACAGAACGTACAACAGAAAGCACAATATATCTGGCAGCAGGAGAAACATCATACAGCATAGCACCAGTTATAGTTGCAAATTAAAATGTTTGGAGGTAATAATGTATGGCACAACCATTTAGCAATGCAACAATTACAAATAGTGGACTAGAATTAATTAATCGTTCGCAGTTAGGAGAGTGTGTAATTGAATTTACAAGGATCGCGGTTGGAGATGGCATTTATACAAAAGCGGAAAAAAATAGAGAAATGCTAGCCAAAATGACAGAATTAAAAAACGAAAGAAAAAGTTACAGCATTTACGCAAAAGAAGAAGTAGACGAGAATGCAATAATGCTAAAAACTGTCATATCAAATTATGATAGCGTAGAAGAAAGACCATTGATTACACAAGGATTTTATCTGAATGAAATTGCGGTATTTGCAAGAGAAGAAGGAACGGAAGAAGAAGTAATGTATAGCGTGGCAGTTGTTACGTCAACGACAGGAGATTTCATGCCATCTTACAACGGATACAATCCTGCACAGATAATACAGAATTACATTGTGCAAGTGAGCAATGCTTATAATACGCAAATCGTAGTAGAAAATGGCATTTATGCCACAGTGGAACAGGTAATAAGCATAGAAAATACAGTAGCCAATTTAAGTAATACTTATGCAAAAGGGCCAGGAATAGAATTTTCCATTTCGAACGGAATACTATGCGTAACCTATGATGATGGTACAGAGGAAGGAGTTGATTAAACATGAAACAAACAATACAAATTGCAGATAAGCCCACTTTAGATGAAGTCAAGGAATTACTAGAAAATAGTGGATATGGATTGGAAGCATTAGCGAATAAGAGCATAAGCAGTGGTTTAAACGTCAATGGCTATAGGGATTGCACTGTTGGAAAATTAAATTCAACAACAAGAACATTAGAAGTTACCGGAAAAGGCAAGATTATTCCGTTGGATCAATATATGACAAATGGAGGCACGAGTTATTATGGACAAACAACAAAAATGGCAAAATTGGTAGTTGACAGTGTTACCATTTTTGATGGAGGAGAAAATAATACACAGCTCCCAGTGATTGAG